CGGTCACATGGCAGCGGCCGCCGCGAAATATACCACCGGGCACAGCGAGTGCTGGGGCCTGCCGGGTCAGGACCGGGCGGTGGTACCAGACGGCCCGCATACGATGCTGAGCTGCTAGCAATCCGCGAAATCCATGCGGAGGTGTGTAATCAGGTTGACAGCCGTGAACAGAACGGCACATAAAAACAAAAGCGTATCGCTTCGGCGGTACGCTTTTTTATAAAAAGAAATCCCCGCCTGATAAAGACGGGGATTTTGATTATCGGTCTGAAACATGAAGCTTTTGTTTCAGACCATCCTGCAAGACCTGAGAGAAATTAACACCAGAGTTTTCAGCAAGTTCATTCAGCCAGCTTGGAATAGTAACGTTTTTTCGGATTGTCCGCATGTCGTTCGCTCGCCGGTACGCATCAAAGTCGATGTCAACCAGTGTTACAATTTCGTTTGCTTCGTGGAATACTTTGGACAAGTCAGAAGGTTCAGGGATAGCCCTTCCAAAATCCTGCTCCGTAATACCCCAGAGACCGATCGCGTCGCGGGCCATTGAAATAGCGTCAGCAACGTCATTTCCTTCTGTATTTATTTTAAGATCAGGGACATATACGACAAAACCGAGTTCGGCAGGGGTGAGGACAACGGGATAAACTTTCTTCACAAAAAAACACCTCCATTTGTTAAACCGTCGCGGCGGGGCTTTATTTCAGCCCCTGCCGCTTGATGATAGACTTTGCGAGTAATTCATTAATTTCGGTGTGGCGGGGGATCGGTTCGCTTTGCGTCCCGTTAGTGTAAATGTCGTGGTTTGCACCTTCCCTTATTTTCCACCAACCATTCAGTTCTAACCTTTTTATTAAGTCCCTGCGCTTCATATTGTCTCACCTCATGATTATATTATACGCACTTAATACGCATAAGTCAAGGCTTTTCAATAAATAATTATAAGTATTTAATGCGCATTGGTATCTGCGCAAACCTGAGTTTCTATTTTATAGATTGGAGAGAAAAAATGGAATTAAAACCGAACGCTTTCTTTTGCGAGAACGGTCACATTTCAAAAATCAGCAAGCAGCAACTGCGTCTTGCAGACGGAATGGTTTGCCCCACATGCAAAGGAAAAGGAAATCTTGTCTGGGTTGGAATTGATTTGGCTGGAAGTAATGAACATGATAAAACATTTCTGCGCTTATAGAGGGTGTAACAACCTTGTCGATGTGGGCTCTAGGTATTGCGCAGCCCACTCTGAATACGGAATGAAGAAAGAGCAGGATCGGCAACGTCAGTATGATAGTCATGTTAGGCTGACCCGAGACGCTGAGTATCATGGTTTCTATCTTATCCCCGAGTGGGATCGAATGAAACTGTTCATCCGTGGCAAGTACCGTGGTCTTTGTTTATGGTCCTACTATCAGGAGCAGACCTTAGCAGAACTGGAAGAGGTTCATCATATTGAGCCATTGCGCATTGCATGGGAGAAAAGGTTGACGATTGGAAATCTGATACCGCTCACCCATGAGTTTCACATGATGGTGGAAGCAGAATATAAGAAAGGAAATATGCCGGCCATGCAGCGCGAACTATGGCGGCTGCTGGACAGGTGGGAAAGAGAGTTCGGGGGTAGGGGTGGGTGAAAAAGTTTCACTCATGATGCAGGAAACCGCATAGCCTCAATTCCCGCGCAAAAACTCCCTAAATCAAAAATTGGAGGTGAAAACGGTGGGGCGGAATGCAAAACCGATTGAGCTGCTTACGGCGGAAGGTAGGAAACACCTGACAAAATCTGAAATTGAGCAGCGAAAAAGCAGCGAGATTAAATTCGGCGAAAAAAAGTTAAAGTGTCCGGATTTTGTGAAAAACGATCTTATCGCGTTTAAAAAATGGCGTGAAATAGTTGCGCTTTATAAAGATTTTGATTTTGTCGCCGCCGGTGATTCTGGGTTGCTGGCCAGGTATTGCAAATCTTTCAGCGAATATCAGGATCTGCTGGCCTCCTATCAAAGAATCAAGGAAATCCATTATGATATGGCGGAGCTGGACGAAGCTCTGGACGGCACTTTTTATGATGATGAAACAGAGGAAACAAAAAAGCTTTTCAGCTATAAGGTGAAAAAGCAGCTGCGGGATATGATTTCGGTGAATGCTCTGCTGTCCGTTGAATCGGCTATCAACAAGAAAATGGATATGCTGATAAAAATGGAGGATCGGTTGTTCCTGAACCCTCTGGCAAAAATAAAGAGTATTCCGCAGCAAAAGAAGGAGGAACCGCAGCAATCCAAATGGTCAAGGTTTGGAGCGGATCGGAGTGGCTGACAGGGCAATTAAATATGCTGAAAAGGTAATTTCGGGCAAGCACGAGCGAAAGATAGGAAATTCTGAAATTTTGGCTTGCAAGCGGTTTTTGGAAGATTTGGAGCATCAGGGTACACCTGAATTTCCATACGTTTACGATGAACATAAAGCGAGAGAAATAGTAGATTTTGCAGAAACATTAACGCTGGATGAAGGAGAAGAGCCGCAGCCGTTTGTTGCAGCCGATTTTCAGTGCTTTGTTTTTTCAAATTGGAACGGCTGGGTAATTAAGGATACCGCGAACAGAAGATTCCGAACTTCATATTTTCAGGTAGCACGCCAGAACGGAAAATCTGTAGGTAATGCAATTCCTTCGATGTACTATGGGAATTTTGCTGGGTACAAGTATCCTCAGATATACAGCGTGGCGACAAAAGAACTACAAGCGAAAATTGTGTTAAAAGAGTGCGGAAAGTTTATCCGCGCTGACATTGAACTTTGCGGGACAAAGACACACCCCGGGCTTTTCACGATTCAGGACTATAAAAGTGAAATTCAATGCAATTTGACAATGGGCGTTATCAAAGCGCTGGGACGCGACACTGACAGTATTGACGGTTTCCGTCCTTTTTTTGGTTCCGTCGATGAATACCATAAACATAAAACCAATCAGATGTTTAGTCTTTTGGTGGATGGCACTAAAAACCTGAAATCGTGCTTGATATCCATCATTACGACAGCGGGATTTGATTTGAATAGCCCGTGCAAAGGTGAATATGATTACGGTTTATCTATTCTCAATGGATTTAAGGATGAAAGCCACTTTGTTTTGATCTGCGAACCTAACCCGGAAGATATTGTGGGCGATGGAATCTGGAAAGAAGAAACTTGGCAGGCTGGAAACCCGCTTTGGACACCGCAAACGATCACCAGCCTTAGAGCGGGCGCAACAAAAGCGCGCGAAAAGGGCGGCGAAACCTTGCTGAATTTTCAGACAAAAAGCCTTAACATTTGGGTGCAGTCGACCAATACGCGATATATTGACGGACAAAAATGGAAAGAATGTGGCTCAGATACCACAATTGAAGATATGGCCGGCCGTGAATGCTATTTGGGTCTTGACCTTTCCAGCGGTGGGGACCTGGCCAGCGGCGCGCTAGAATTTCCGCTGCCAGACGATGTTTTTTTTATTGACAGTCATAGTTTCATGCCCGCGAATCGACTTTTAGAGCATGAACAGACAGATAAAGCACCATATCGAATCTGGGCTAACGAGAAACTGCTGACTCTGACCGAAACAGGGGGAGGTTATAAAACAGATTACAAGTATATTTTGCAGTATTACAAGGAACTGATTGACCGGCTGGGCCTAAAACTGTTGGGGATTGGATATGATCCGCATAATGCTTCCGCCTTTTTAGAAGATTTGGAGGTGTTCGGCTGCGATATTGTTGAAATTGGGCAGTCGGCCAGATCACTGAATGATGCGACTGATGATTTCAGGACCAGTGTAAAAGGAAAAAAGATACTCCACGATCGCAGGAATCAACTGCTGACGTGGAGTTTTTTAAACGCCAAAATAGTTTCAAACAGTTTTGGTGAAATCAAAATCGATAAAAACCTGCAAAACAAAAGAATTGACCCTTGTGACGCGGTGATAGATTCCCACAAACTGGCCATGGCAGCGCGTCGCAACCGGGTAGATGTAGCAAAATACGACGATGATTTTTATAAAAAGTGGTGGGGAGTATGAAAAAAGTAATTGGAGCGGTTTTAGCGGTCCTGTCAGAGTATGCGGAAGATTTGCTGATTCTTGCCGGACTTGCGTTTATCGCTTTGGCAACGTTCCTATGGTCCTTCATTGTTGGGCTATATGTCACAGGAGCGGAATTATTTGGACTTGGTGTGTGGTTTACCATTCATGGGAAGCTGATTCAAAAGAAATAGCGAAAGGAGTGATGCGGCTTGATTTTTCGTAACGCCTACCGGGCAACGAATCAAGTTTTGACTGGAGCTGATGCAGAATGGGAAAATTTGCGCAAATGGTTCGGTCTTTCTGATACGGACATAAGGGGCACAAAAGCGCTAAAAGAGATAACGGTTTATACCTGCATCAAAATTCTTTCGGAAACACTTGGAAAACTGCCTTTAAAAATCTATCAAAAAACGAAAGACGGCCAAAAAAAGGATGCAGACCACTATTTGTACCCCATATTAAAAGAGCGGCCAAATCCATATATGTCAGCGTACACATTTTGGAGCGTGATGGAAGTTCAGCGGAATATTTACGGGAATTGTATTGCTTGGATAGAAATTAATCGAGTAAATGGCCGCATTACAGGAATTTATCCTTTGGATTGGAATCAGATAAAAATTTATCTGGACGATGAAGGGTTGTTTTCGTCGCGTCAGGGCCTATGGTATGTGTACACGGACAGGCTCGGTAATCAGTATAAACTCCACCCAGATGAAGTGTTGCATATTAAATCGGTGTCGTGTAATGGGCTGATTGGGTTAAGTCCGATCGAACAGTTAAGGGCATCGATTGAAAACGGCAGCGCATCAGCGCGGTACCTGAACACCAGCTATAAAAGCGGACTTTCTGTATCAGGAATTTTGCAGTATGTTGGTGATCTGGACGAAAAAGGAAAGGAAACCCAAAGACGGAATTTTGAAAAAATGGCATCCGGGCTTGAAAATGCAAACCGAATCGCTGTTATGCCGCCGGGGCTCTCCTTTCAACCTCTGCAACTGAAAATGACAGATGCGCAGTTTCTGGAAAACGCGCGATTTACTGTACAACAGCTTACTGCAGCCTATGGAGTCAAACTGCACCAAGTGAACGACCTAACCAAATCTTCCTACGCTTCTGTGTCAGAAAGTAATCGGGAGTTTTACACAGATACCATGCTTGCAGTGCTGACGGGATATGAGCAGGAAATCAATTACAAGTGCTTCTTGCCGTCGGAGCGATACTATTCAAAGTTTTCGGCAGATGTGATTCTGCGCGGCGACATTGAAAAGCGTTACTCTATGTACAAAGACGCAGTTCAAAACATGCTGAAAACACCGAATGAATGTCGCGCCATGGAAGAGGATCAGCCATTACCCGGAGGTAATGTATTGTATGGTAACGCGGCCCTTGCGCCGGCCACTTTGCTGGCGGAAGGGGTAGCTTTCAAGAAAGGAGGAAAAAAAGACGATGCCTAAAATTGAAATCAAAGGGAGCATTGTACCTGATGAAGATAAATGGATTTACGATTATTTTGAAATTGCGGCAGTTTGTCCAAAGGATGTAACCGAAGCATTAAAATCGGCTGATGGAAAGCCGGTCGAAGTGGAAATCAATTCAGGCGGCGGTGAAATCTTCGCAGGCTCTGAAATTTATACATCATTAAGGTCTTACAAGGGCGATTTGAAAATCTATATTATTGGGTTGGCTGCTTCTGCTGCCTCTGTTATTGCAATGGCAGGGTATTCTGAAATGTCGCCAACGGCAATGATGATGGCACACAATGTATCATCGTCTGCGGGAGGAGATTACAGAAGCATGGACGCAGCCTCTGAAATGCTTAAAAAAGCAAATAAGTCTATTGCGGCTGCTTATGTGAATAAGTCCCAAATGAGCGAAGAAGAGGCCTTGGAAATGATGAGCCATACCACGTGGCTTACTGCACAGCAAGCTTTTGAAAAAGGGCTTGTTGATAAGGTAATGTTTTCTGAACCTGACCAATTGGCAGCTTCTTTCGGCGGCGGTTTGCTGCCGAAATCCGTCTTAGACAAAGTGAGAATGGAGTTTGGAAAAGAACGTCCGCAAGAAGCCAGCGCCGCGGAAAAGGAAAAATTCCTGTTAATGCTGGATTTAATTTAAAAAACGGAGGGAGTATTTTTATGACCAGAGAAGAAAGAGAACTGAGAAATCAGGCCAGTACCCTCAAAGCAGAGGCAAGAGATCTGGTATCTAAAAACGACATGACAAGTGCTAAGGCAAAGGCCGAGGAGGCTAAGAACCTGATTGAAAAAGCGGATTTGCTTGCTGAACTTGAAGAAAAAGAGCAGCCGAAAAATCAGATCACTGCTGGTGAAGAAAAGGATTTGCTCGAGCGCAAGCAGCGGTACCAGAACGCTTTCATGAAAAATTTCCGTGGAGTCAAAATGGATGCCGAAGAGCGGCAACTCCTGAATGAAGGGGAAGAGCCCCCGGTAACCGGCCTGCACAGCGAGCCGGATGAAAATGGTGGTTTGCTGCTTCCAAAAGACGTGCAAACCGCAATCAACCAGTACAAGCGTTCACTTTCTCAGTTGGAGCCGTTTATCACAGTCACACCGGTTACTACACTGAGCGGTACGAGAGTTTATGAAAAGCTTGCTACCATGACGCCGCTGGAAGAACTCACGGCGGACGATCAGGACATTCCTGAAACCGACAACCCGAAGTTTGAAAGTATTTCGTACAAAATTCGCGATTTTGGCGGTTGGCTGCCGGTTCCAAATAATTTGATGAATGACAGTGACCAAAATATTCTGGCATTCCTGCAGAAGTGGTTCGCCAGAAAATCTGTTGTTACACGCAATAAATACATTCTGGATATTTTAAGGGCTCTTACACCCACCACCTTTGCGGATTACAAGGCAATCAAAAAAGCCCTGAACGTGACGCTCGATCCTATGCTGTCGGCTTCCTCAATTCTCGTAACGAATCAGGATGGATTCCAGTACCTCGATACGTTGGAAGATAAAAACGGAAAGCCATTGCTGCAGGTAGATGTCACGCAGCCGACACAGAAACTGTTTGCGGGTAAGCCTGTAAAAATCGTCGGGAACAACGTTTTGACGACAATCGGTACCACGACAAAACTCGCGCCGATTTTTGTTGGATCATTGGAGGATGCCGCGACAATGTTTGAACGGCAGGGATACCAGATTGCAACAACCGAAGTCGGCGGTACCGCGTGGAGAAAGAACCGCACTGAAATTCGCATGATTGAGCGCGAGGATTTCCAGCCGGTGGATAAGGACGCGGTTATTTATGGTCAGATCGACGTAACGAGCGTGCTGTAAAAGCACGCTCCCCGAAAGGGGGAATAAGATGGAACTTATCGATGAAGTGATGCAGTATGCTCACGCCGAGGAAAGCAAAGATCAAGTGCAGCCTCTTTTTGATGCGGTTTACGCTTATATCACCAACGCAATAGGGGAAAAGGACCCTGAAAAAAATGATAACAATCCTATTTTCCGCTTGGCCGTAAAAATGCTGTTTGCTCAGTGGTACGACGACCGCAGTCAGGAAAAAGGACTTTCGAAATTGGCTTTTGGCTTGCGGGCGGTGATCGATCAGCTCCAGAACGGCAGCGGAGGCGATGAAAATGCAGGCGGGTGACCTGAATCGGCCGGTATCCATTTTGCAGTTGACACAGGAAAATATGAAATATGACTGGACGCAGCAAAAAGAAACGTGGGCCAAGGTAGAACAAAAAACAGAAAAGAATCTGTTTTCTCAGGTCGGTATTGGAGCGGATACTGTTATTTTCACAGTTAGAAAGCAGGAGATAACACTGCATAACGCAATTCGCTGGCGCGGAGAGCATTATTTTTTGACCAATATTGCGGAAGATGGCGGCATGTACTATGTGGTGATGGCGGCGCGGATATATCTAAAAACCTGCGTCGTTACCCATGGTACAACGACGAAAAACGAGCTGAAAAACCCGGTGGCCGTGAAAAGCGAAACCATTACATTTCCGGCGGTACTTACTGAGAAATATCTTGGCTTTGAGCAACGTGAGCCGCAGGCCGTCACCGAAACCACCTATGTGCTGGTCACACCAAAAGTGATTGAGCTGTCGATTTCCGATTTGGTGGATGTGGCCGGCAAAAAGTATTGCGTGCAGGTGGCCCACACGCTGGACGAGTTCAAAAATGAGTATGAGGTATACCGGAAAGGGGAACCCGATGCAAAGCATTAATCTGTCTGCTCTTGATGGACTGACGAAAGATCTCGATTCCCTGCTGAAAAAGATGCCGGAGAAAAACCGTGCGCTGCATGAAGAACTTGCCGAGCTCGCAAAGGCGGAAGTTGATGCGCAAATCTCCGCATCGGGGGTCAACGACAGCAGCGGAGAAATTAAAGGCTGGCAGGAACCGCACGTCGGCAGCCGCGGGGGGTATGCGGCGGTGCGGGCCAGTGATGCCGGTACCGGAAACAACAGCCCCGGCGCGATCACAAACTATGTGGGGAGCGGGCACAAAATCCGGCGCCCCGGTGGGAAATCGAAGCGGTACCGTCCGGCAATCAAAAAACCTTATGTTGATGGCCGGCACTTTTATCAGAAAGCGCAGACGGCGATGGAATCAAAGGCGATTGATGTCGGGAACCGGTTTGCAGATGATTTAGCAAAGGAGCTGGGCGGATGATCACAGCGGAGCAGGTAGAAATTGAAGTCAACCGCATGTTAACCGTGAGCTTTCCAGAGGTGGAAACCATTTACCGGAACCGATATCCGCAAAAATTCGACCGACCTAGTTTTTTAATTGAAACTGTAAAGTTTGATATCGACGCAGCCAACCGGAAAACGGTGCGCTGCGTCGACTATCTTACCATCACATGCTTTGTGGAGGTGGACGAATACGGGAACGCTCCGGACGGCGCCTTGCTTGCGGTACAAAGTGCCGTTATGCAGCTTTTCCGCCCGGGATTTGTTCGGTGCGGGGATCGCGCTTTGAAGGTTAAGGCCAGCACCGGCGGCGCAGATTTCGATCGGTCATATGTTGAACTGCAGCTCGAATTTTTTGATGATCGTACAGACGAGCAGGACACCATCCCGCTCATGGAAGAAGTTGAATTCGCACTGAAGGAGGCAAATTAAATTATGGGAATGCCTAGTTTAAACATTACTTTTCAAAACGTAGCACAGACGCTTTTACGCCGGTCGCAGCGTGGAATCGTAGCGGCGGTGCTGCTCGATTCAGCGGTAAGCGGCGAACAAATCATGACTAGTACAACCGATATACCCGCGGAACTGAATGCGGTCAATAAGCGGTATCTGACCAGCATTTTTACTGGGTATATCAATACCCCCAGTAAGGTCATTGCATACGTACTGCCCACCGATTCGGAAAACTTCACACAGGCGCTGAGCTACTTTGAAACACAAAAGGTCAATTATGTGGTTGGCCCGCCTGATTGCACGGCGGCGCAGGCAACGGAGATCAAGACATGGATCATCGCCCAGCGTAACAGCAAAAGGTACCCAAAAGCTGTTTTGCCTAAAACCGCAGCAGACAATGAGGGTATTATCAACTTTACCACGGACGAGATCAAAGTAGGTGATCAGGAATATACCACGGCCGAATATTGCGGACGCATTGCCGGCCTGATTGCAGGAACGCCAACTTCGATTTCTTGTACTTATGCGATACTGTCCGAGGTTACGGACGTAAAGCGGTTAACAGATGCTGAAATGGATGCTGCTGTCGATCGGGGGGAGCTGATAATCTTCCATGATGGCGAAAAGGTAAAAGTTGGTCGCGGCGTGAATAGCCTGACAACGACAACCATCACCAAAGGCGAAGCCTGGAAGAAAATTAAAATCGTCGAAACAATCGATATGATCAATGACGATCTGCGGCTGCTGGTGCAGGATAACTATTTCGGAAAATTTGCAAACACTTATGATAATAAATGTTTGCTGATTACGGCAATCAGCCAGTATTTTGCCCAGTTAGAGGCAGACGGAATTTTGACCCCGGGGAAAACCGTCGTTGAAATTGACACCTCGGAGCAGGAGCGGTATTTGAGGGAACGCGGGCAGGATGTGTCCCAAATGACTGATGTGGAAATAAAAACAGCCGATACCGGATCCAAAGTGTTCCTTGGGGGGACAGTCAGCATTCCGGATACCATCGAGGATCTGAATTTGGCCATGGTGTTTTAAGGAGGAAAAATGATGGACAGCGCAAAAAGAATTATGTCCGGCACATGGGGCGAGGTGTGGCTGGATGGCGATTATGTTGGAGAGTGCTATAAGTGCCAAGCAAAATGGTCGGTCAATAAAGACGAGGTTTCGCTGGCAGGACAAATGGCAGTTGACACAAAAGCGAAAAGTATAAAAGGAACCGGATCTATTGGGCTGCATAAGGTATCAAGCCGCATGGCGACGAAAATTGGCGATGCAATCCAAAGCGGGAAGGATCTTCGTTTTACACTTATCTCGAAGTTGGACGATCCTGATGCAAATGGAGCGGAACGTATAGCGTATTACAATGTGTCGTTCGATGATCTGACTTTGGCCGATTGGGAGGTTGCGGTTATCGGAAAAGTGGAATGCCCGTTTACTTTTACCAAGAGTAAATTATTAGATGCAGCGGAGGACAGATAAATATGAACACTTTGGATTTGCTTTTAAAAATGGATGTGCCGGAAACTCCCCGAAAGTCAGTAAAGATCCGCAGACTGAGTAAACTGGCCGGGGGCGATGTGGTCTTTGAGCTGCGCGGGCTTACATATAGCCGAGCGGCGGAGATTACGAAGCAGCATCCCGATGAAACCAACGTGCATATTCTGCTGGCCGGGGTAGTATCGCCGGACTTTAAATCCTCGGAGCTGGCCGAAAAGTACAGCGCGGCCACACCGGCGGAGCTGGTGAAAAAGATGCTGCTCCCCGGTGAGGTAGAGGACATTTCCCGCCAGATCGAGAAATTGAGCGGGTACCGAACCGACACGCTGGAAGAAATCGAGGAGATTAAAAAAAAATAGACACAGATCCGGAAATGAATCTGCTGTACTATCTTTTTCGAGATTGGAAGATGATGCCCGGTGACTACTACCACAAGCCGACCGGAGAAAAACTGATGATCCGGGCATTTTTTTCTCAATATGCTGAGGAGTTGAAGAACAATGGGCCGTGAAATCAGCCTTGCGATTATGGCACACGAAAATTTTTCAGACGCGGTTACAACCATGCGAAACGCAAATCAGACTTTTAATAAAGATCTGACCGGAACCATGCAAAAGCTGGACGCATTTAACAAAAACAAAATCACTCTGAAAGTGGAAACAGATAAGGCAAAGCAGGCTTTAAAAGAAGCGGAAAAGCAGTTTTCCAAAACCGGGGACGCGGCAGACAAGATGGCACTGGAGCTGGCCAACTCAAATTATGAGAATGCACGGCGCAATCTCGATTTGGTGGCAAAAAATGCACGGCAGGCCGAAAAGGATATTCTGAGCATGACCGGGGCAATCAGCAAGGCAGAAAACCGGGCCGGAACCAGCAGCGCAGCGGAAAGCACTATGATGAAAACGCTGTCAAACGCCGGGCTTTTTAAGATGGCCGGGGACAGTTTGTCAGGGCTGGCCGGGGTCGCGGTATCCAGTGCGCTTGGTAATACCATTGGCGGCGCGATACAAAGCACTCTCAGTTCCGCGGCGACCGGCGCGGCAATGGGGAGTATGACGGGAAATCCGATGGGCATAGCCATTGGCGCAGGTGTAGGCGCTGCGTCTGGATTGATCAGTTCTGCAGCCAGCGTTTTTTCTTCCCGCGATGACGCGTATAAAAGTGCCGTTCAGGATAGTTATAACTCGGTGCAGGAGGAGCAGCAAAACACACTTTCCAGCGGCTCACAGATTGCCGGGCAGCGGGAGCAGAACCAAATATCTTTTGCAACCCTTTTAGGCGGGGACAATAACGCGAAGAAATATCTTGCTGAAATGACGAAATTTGCTGGCGACACTCCATTTGGTTACGATGATCTGACTGCTACCAGCAAAACCATGTTGGCATATGGGTACAAACAGAATGAGATCCTTCCGGAACTTACTAAAATAGGAGATGCGGGATCCGCGCTGAGCATGTCCAATCAGGATATGACCTACGTTGCGACTAGCCTGGGGCGTATGCGAAGCACCGGAAAAACCACGCTGGAATACCTCAATCCCCTCTTGGAGCGCGGCATACCTGTTTGGAAATATCTCGCCGAATATACGGGGAAATCCAGCGAGAAGGTGCAGGAAATGGTGTCAAAGGGGCTGCTACCCGGCGAAAAGGCAGCAAAGGCCATTTCGGATGCCATGGGTAAAGAATTCGCCGGCAATATGGAAAAACAGTCCAAAACATATCAGGGGTTGGTTAACTCCCTGGGAGATGTGCAGGATTCCATGAACGCTGCTATGGGAGAAGGTTACAATGAGGAACGCAAAAAGGGGCTCTTAGCCCAGCAGGAATGGCTCTCTGGAAAAGATGGTACTAAAATGTCAGATGCTTATTCCATGATAGGGTCATGGAAAGCGGAACTTGAAAACACACGGGAAAAAATGATTCGAGAGTCTATGAGCAAAGCCGTGAACGAAGATCCTGAGTATCAAAAGGCCAAATCTGCGGGGGATCGGGCCAAAATGGGTGAAATACTCGCAAAAGCAGAAATCGAGGGTGAGGCTGAATATAAAAAAACAGAAGGATATAAATTGCAGGTAGAGACCGAAAAAAGTCTGGTGGGCGGTATTCGCGAAACCATGATTAAAGATGAAGTCTATAAGCAGTACGGATATGATATGGAGCAGGAATTTACGAAAGGGTTTGGTGAGAAGTATGCACAAGACATGCTGAGCATTATATCCCAAATTCATCAGCCTGAAAACTCTATGGGGGCGAGTAAGGTTGCTTCTGAAGAGGACTATGTAAATAGCCTGCATTCTTTGTTTAGCAAGAAGCCGGCTGGAAAAGCCTTTGGCATGGCCCGTGTGCCATACAACGATTTTCCCGCACTCCTTCATGAAGGGGAGCGGGTGCTGACGGCCAGCGAAGCCAGAGCGCAAAAAACCGCGCCGACTATCCATGTTACGGTAACCGGTAATGTCATAAAAGATGAAGCAGACGAAGATAGAATCGCACAAAAAATAGTAACAAAAATTTTGAACGCAATGCAAATCACAAATTAAGCGCCCGCCACCCGGCCGGCGCTTTTGTTATGCCAAGAATTCACGGGGAGGCGGTGCCTATGCTCCGAAAAATGATTTTTAAGTACAATAATGCCGGGTATGATAACGAGCTGATTCTGCCGGTTACTCCGGAAAGCTTTGAGGTGTTACACGGAATCAATATTGAAACCGTAAATATCCACGCGCTCGGTGATGTGAATATTGCCGGGTATCCGACGCTGGCGACAGTCAGCATCAGCTGCATGTTCCCCGCGCAGCAGTATCCGTTTGTGGTGGGGCCGTTTAACCCTGACCCGTATGTGTTTACCCGTGCATTTGAGCAGTGGGCAGATACAAGGTTGGTAGTGCGCTTGGTTGTAACCAATACGTCGATTAATATACCGGTGCTGGTGGAAAGCATATCCTACGGTGAAAAGGACGGTACCAACGACGTTTATGCCACCATCAGCCTGCGGGAATACCGGGAAATGGCGCTGGTAACAAAGCAGACGGCCGCGGCAACGCAGCTGCGGAGCAGCCCCACTACTTCCCCGGCCACCGCCCGCGGGGCGGTCAGCTATCCCATAAAAAAGGGGGACACGCTCAGCGCGATTTGCCGAAAGTATTATCAAGATGAATCACTGTATCCAAAGCTGGCAAAGTTGAACGGTATCAAAAACCCGAATCTGATTTTTCCGGGGCAGGTCCTGCAAATTCCCCCGAAAAATCAATTGTAGGGAGGGATCCTCATGCTTCGTCTGGTGGTGAATGGTGCAGATGTTATCAATTTGGTGCCTACCGTAACATGGTCCGGTGATTACCTGCAATGTTCCCGCACGCTCGAATTTGGAGCGGCTACGTCGCCCGCCGATCAGCGGATACCGGTAATAAACTGCCCGCTGGGTGCTGCAGTGCAGCTCCTGCAGGATAACACCTTGCTGTTTGACGGCTTTGTATTTGGGCGGGATAAAGCCACAAACAGCAGCGTGATGGACATTACCTGCTTTGATCGTGGAATTTATGTTAAGTGCAACGAAAAATCGTACAAGTTTAAAAACTCCACACCGGAAGCAGCCACGAAAAGAATCTGTGCTGATTTCGGGATCCCGATCGGGGACATCGTTTCCACCGGGTACAACCTGACCCGAAATTTTCCTCAGGCGAAGCTATACGACATCATCCAGACCGCCTATACTCTGGCATCAGAAAAAACGAAGAAAAAGTATCAGGTAGGGTTCCGCGGTGCAAAGCTTTGTGTGTGGGAAAAATCCGCTATAATGAACGCGCCGCAGATTGCAGCCGGGGTGAATCTGATGGATGCCGCCACCTCGGAGAGCATACAGAACATGGTGAATCAGGTCGCGATCTATGACAAAAACGATAATTTGGTGAAAACGGTCAAAAATGCCGAACTGGTGAAGCTGTACGGGGTGATGCAATCTGCTTTAAAGCAGGCTGACGGAGAGGACACCGCCGCCAAAGCCCAGAAGCTGATGGATGATAATGGAGTGGAACAGAAAATAACCGTGAACTGTCTGGGCGACTTCCGATACATTACCGGCACTTCTGTTGTTGTGCAGGAGCCTTACACCGGCCTGAAAGGACTGTTTTACATTGACAGCGACACACACAGTTGGAAAAACGGCGTGTACACAAATAAGCTGGTGCTGAATTTCCGCGCGATGATGGATGAAAAGCAATCCGGCAGCGCATAAGGAGGGATTTATTTGCAGGGTAATCCATATTCAAAACTGGTGCAGGCGCTCCGGGAAGATCGGCGGATGAGTTTGCCGGCCGTGTTTCGGGAGGGAAAAGTAATAAGCGCCAATCCGCTGCGGATGGAGGTTGCCGGAAACATCCAAGAAAAAGATGATTTAATCGAAAGCCGCGGTATGCCACCTTTAGAGGTTGGGGATCACTGTTTGCTTGTCCCTCTGGATGATGAGCAGCAATACTGGATTATATGTGTAAGGCGGTGAGCAAATGAGTTTATTTCCCATCATTCAGCCGCAGGCGGCGCCAGAAATTAATTCCAGCCTGCCAATGTACCGCGAAACTGCATGGGACTACGAAAAGAACGAACCGATCTGGGAGCGCGGCGCCCCGGTGATCGTTGAGGGAAAAGCAGCCGTGCTTGTCTGGGCGTGGAACGCTCTGCACACGCCCCGGTATCGATATGAAATTTACACATGGAATTTTGGGAACGAAGTGGATAACCTGACGGGCCAAAGCTTTTCGGACGACCTGAAGCGCGCGGAGGCCGCCCGATACACGCGGGAGTGCCTGCTGATAAATCCGTACATAACGGATGTCAAGGATCTGGCCATAACGTTTTCAGGGGACGTACTGACAATCAGCGGCACGATCGTGACCGTATACGGGGAGGTGGAACTGAATGTATGAAAGCATTACACCGGAAAGCATCAAAGCAGAAATCGTAGAGAGCCTTACAACGGATATTGACACCCGGGAGGGCAGCTATGTCGATACATTGATCGGGCCGGTATCGCTGGAACTCTGGAAGGTTTACACTTCGCTGAATGCGGTATTGCCGATCGCCTTTATCGACGAAACGTCCGGGGAATATATCGATAAAAAGAGCGCAGAGGTCGGGATCACTCGTAAAAAAGGAACTAAGGCGAAGGTGATGCTGCGGTTTACTGGAACAGAGGGGGCAACGGTCCCGGCCGGCAGCGCGTTTTTGACGCTCGCCGGACAGGAGTTCGTAACGCTGGCCGCCGCAGTAGTTTCCGGCGGCGCCGCGGAAGTTGTTGCCGAAGCGGAGGAGATCGGCGCGGCCTACAATGTCGCGGCGGGGACCATTGTCAATCAGTACAACAGCATCAGCGGAATCACCGCTGTAATCAATCCGGCGCCCGCCGCCGGCGGGGCCGATGCAGAGAGCGACGCCAGTCTTGTGCAGCGCTATTATGCGTACCTGCAGACTCCCGCCACCAGCGGGAATGTACATCACTATGAACAATGGGCGCTGGAAACGTCCGGCGTGGGAGCGGTTAAGGTGACGCCGCTGGAAAACGGTCCGGGGACCGTCGGCGTGCTGATTGTTGGGCCAGAGAAACAGCCGGTAGATAGCGCGATTGTAACTGCATGCGCAGCACACATTGAAGAAAACAGGCCGATCGGGCCGGCCGTGACGGTGAACAGCGCGGAGGGTTTGGAGATCAACGTTACAGCGACGGTAAGCATCAGCGCCAGCACAACCGCGGCAATGGTACAGGCAGCCTTTTCGGCGGCGCTGGACACTTATCTCAAAAGTATCGCCTTTGTAAAGTATGAACTGTTGTACAATCAGGTGTCCTATTTGCTGATGGGGATTGATGGTGTAGAGGATTTCGGCAGCCTGCAGATCAACGGCGCCGCGGAAAGTGTGACCATCGCGGCGAAACAGGTGCCGGTGCTCGGTACCGTGGGGGTGTCAGTATGAGTCTGATTGATCTGGTACCGTCTTACCACAAAAACAGCAAGTACACAGCAGATATTTTGCAGGCGATGGACCGGCAGACCGAAAAGCTGCTGAACGCAAAGGATGATCTGCTGGCACAGCTCAATGTTAAGACGGCCACATGGGGGCTGGAACTGTGGGAAAAGGCTTTAGGCATCCAGATTGATGCGATAAAGCCATACCCGTTCCGCCGCAGCCGCATAGAAAGCAAGCTGCGGGCGCAGGGAATAACCACTAAGATCATGATCAAAAATGTCGCTGAAAGCTTTTCAAACGGTGTTGTTGATATCTTCGAGCATCCGGAGCTGTACCTCTTTGATGTGAAATTTATCGGTACGCTCGGTATCCCGCCTAATATGGACGATCTCAGCGCAGCGATTGAAGAAATCAAACCGGCGCATTTGGCATACCGGTATATTTACACATACATCACATGGGACAAGGTGGAAACATATCGGCATACATGGGACGAATGGGACACAAAAAATCTGACATGGGATGAATTTGAGACCTATAAGGAGGGATAAACATGCCAAGCGAAAATAAGACGCCGCATTATGGTCTGAATCAATGGCAGGGAAACGAATACCCGATGCGAGAGGATTTTAATCGAGACAATGCCCTGATTGATGCAGCAATGGGAGACCATGAAGCCAATTCCATTGTTCACATCACCCCCGCCGAGCGCGAGAAGTGGAACCGAGTTTCAAATCCAAACATTTTGCACAATTGGGACTTCCGCAATCCTGTAAATCGGAGAGGACAATCAAGTTACACGGGGGCTAATATATATTCAATTGACCGTTGGCATACAGGTAATGCTTCCTTGACGGTTCAAGTAGCTTCTGGATATATTGGCGTTACCGGGGGCGATTGGTTTTCACAAATCATTAATGGCAATTTCCTTTATGGGAAAACGCTGACTTTTTCCGTTATGCTTTATGACGGAACAATTGTGTCAGGAACAGGCGTATTACCTATCGAATCGATTTCATGGGACTTTGTTGAGGTTGCAAGTGTAAATAATATATCATTAGTACTGCAAAATTATGATGGAAAGCATTTGCAAGCAGGAATCATAAATGCCACTGGTGATCAAATACAGCTCGTGGCGGCAAAATTAGAGCTGGGTTCCGTTTCCACCATCGAAAAGGATTCTCCTGCTGATTTCAACGAACAGTTATTACTTTGCCAATCAGTGACAGATGAGGGCAGGTATACTCGCGGCTTTGGCTCTAACCCAAACCTGCTCCACAATTGGGATTTTAGAAATCCTGTGAATCAAAGAGGTTTGTTAAGTTATGCTACTGAGGAATATACAATTGATAGATGGGCTTTATTCGGAAGTACTGGATGGAGCGGAACAGTAACTATTGATTCTGGATATTTACAGTTTGATGTTACAACTGCAAATGTATATTTCTTTCAAAAATATGAAAAATTTATTCCGGGGACTTATACTCTTTCGGCAAATATCGATGGAACAATATATTCGGGGGCAGTTATTTGGGATGGTAGTACGTGGGTAAGTACACTACTATCTAATGGGGTGAAAATGACTATAGAATCTGATGGCGTTTATGCGCGAACAACTATTATCTTTGAATCGAATGGCACTTTTAAACTATATGCTGTAAAGGTTGAGAAAGGGTCAGTGTCAACGCTCGCGAATGATCCACCAGCCGATTATGGAGAGCAGTTAGCTTTATGCCAAAGGTATTTGGTGCCCATCAAAAAGTTTGACTTTTTTTTGGCACGTATGCAGAGACCCGATGATTTGGATTTTATGGTACCGTGTCCTGTCCCAATCAGAACTACGCCAACAATTGTCAATCCGGCTTTTAAAATCATGGCCGGTAATGCCGTGATTACAAATGCAACGTTTCGCGTCGCGACTGAGGGACACGACCTTAATCAAGTGCGGGTTAGAGCAACAAAGACTGCGCACGGGATATCGGAATTAGCGGTAATAGAGGCTACTGATAATGTGTTTTTAGACGCAGGACTATAGAGGGCGGTACGGTATGAATAAGCATTATATAAGACTGGACAACACTGGTCGAATCATCAAGGGCTTTTCGAGTGCATTTGAGGCCCCACAGGACGACGATATTTGCATCAACGAGGACGGCGGCTACCAGTTTAGGCTGACACCGGGCGGCACTGAAAACCCGATGCTGTTTACCGAATACGGTATCTCGCTGTACAAATATGAAAATGGTGCGGTTGAAGCCCGAACGCCGGAAGAAATCGCCGCAGATAGCCTGCCCGATCTCGACACAATTAAGGCCAGCAAGCTTGCCGAGATCGACAAAGCATGTACGGAGACAATTCACGCCGGAACTGACGTGGAGGTATCAAATAGGACGGAACATTTCAGCTTTCAGACTACCGATCAAATTAACCTCAAGACCGCGATCGACGAATGCAAAGCTGGTGCTGCCGGGTATCCATATCACGCTGATGGCCAATTATGCCGCATCTATTCGGCGGCGGACATTATTGCTATCGTAACGGCTTTGGCACAGCATAAGCTTTACCACACGACATATGCAAATCATCTCAACATATGGGTACGCCGTGCCATTGATGCTGCGGAGCTGGAGGGCATCATATACGGTGCGGAACTGCCGGCAGACCTGGCCGCCAACATGAAAGGGGTGCTTGCTGATGCACAGAATATTATTTAAATATGCTGTGCTGTTGACTGTCGGCGGCATAGTGTATACCACAATCGAATTACTATGGAGGGGTTACACATACCTCTCCATGTTTTTTGTTGGCGGGATCTGTTTTGTACTGTGTGGGCTGATCAATGAAGTAATTCCTTGGAATATGCCGCTACCCCAGCAAATGGGACTTGCAGCGGTTGTTGTCACAGCAATTGAGTTCATCGCCGGGTGCGTCCTGAATCTCTGGCTGGGGTTGCGAGTGTGGGATTATAGTGGCTTACCGCTTAATCTGTGGGGCCAAATATGCGCAGGGTATACCGGCTTATGGTATTTGCTATCTCTACCAGCAATTATTCTGGATGATTATTTGCGATTCTGGTTTTTCAACGCAGAAAGACCTCATTATATTTTAAGGAGTTGAGCATAAATGCTTAAAGGTATCGACGTATACAATGGGAACGGAACGGTAAATTGGTCACAGGTCCATGCCGCAGGGTATGATTTTGCCATGATCAAATCCAGCGAGGGCCATACGCTGGCGGATGCAAGCATGGCCCGCAACCTTTCCGGGGCGGCAAAGGCGGGGCTCCATACCGGCGTGTACCATTGGCTGCATGCAACAACGGTTGCAGAGGCGGTTCAGGAGGCAGACTTCTTCCTCAAACTCATCCGGGGCTGCAAAATGGAATATCCGGTTGCGCTGGACATTGAGCAGGATACCATCCTGCGCTTGTCTAAGCAGCAGCTCACCAATGTTGTGCTGGCGTGGTGCCAGAGGGTGCAGCAGGCCGGTTACTATGTGGTGCTGTATGTAAACCTGAACGTCTTGCGCAACCACCTTGAATGGAACCGCATCAAGCAGTATGATATCTGGCTTGCACAATATAACCCCACCATGACAAAGGATTTCCCCGTTGCGATCTGGCAGCACAGTGAAACCGGCCGGGTGCCTGGGGTAAAAGGTGGCACCGGTGCGGTTGACCTGAATATCTCCTACAAAGATTACCCGTCCATCATCCGCATGGGCGGGTATAATAATTATCCGAAGCCTGCGGCGGCCCCGGCGATCACCGGGCTGACGCTCGACACCAGCCCAAGCAAGGATATGACCGTAGGAGAAGAATATCACGTGCTGGCCAAATGCGCCGCAGCGCCTACCATTGCCACTACCGGAAGCGATAGGATTCAGGTAGGCAAACCCGTAGCCGAATATCAGGGTAAAACCTTGATAGGCTATAAAATCTTGGTAAAGGCGATTAAGGCCGGATATGCTCACATCGACGTGACCGCCGCCGGAGTAACAAAGAGCTGCAATTTTAATGTTTTGTGAGAGGGGCGAGAGAATGGATTTATCCGCAAAAGCGATTTATGCCTCCGTTCTTGCCAATCTATCGTTTCTTGGTGCTGCCTTGCTTTCCGCGCTGGGTGGCTGGGATTTCAGCCTGCAGTTTTTAATTGGCATCATGGCAGCGGATTATGTACTAGGTGTTCTGATTGCTCTGGTCTGGCATAAATCTCAAAAGAGCGCCGACGGAACATTTGAGAGCAACGCCAGCCTCAAGGGGTTACTGAGAAAAATGAGCGTGCTGCTGGTCGTATATGTCGCAGTACAACTCGATGTTGCGGCCAATACCGACGGGTACTTACGTACAGCGGTGATCCTGTTTTTTACAGCAAACGAAGGTTTTAGTGTGTTTGAAAATCTTGGTATCATGGGTGTACCGTTGCCCCCGGCAGTGAAAAACGCTTTTGCGGCCATGAAGCAGCAGGGCGAAGAAATTAAATAAGCCGGCATAAACCGGCGGAAAGAAGGTAATTATGAAAATCAATTGGACACAGAAACTGACCTCCCGTAAATTCTGGCTGGCGCTGGCCGCTTTCGTGGTTGGCGTGCTGGCTCTCTTTGGCACAGAAGCAAACACCACGCAGCAGATCAGCGGCGTGATCATGTCGCTGGGTGCTGTCATTGCCTACATAGTAGGTGAAGGGCTGGTCGATTCGGCCAGCGCCGGGGCCGCGACCTATGCTACCGATTTTGAGAGCGTTGCCCATGTGATCGGCACAGTCAGCGCAGATGCAGCGGATACGGCGAGCACCGGCGCGGAGCAGGCGGCAGAGGTTAAGGCGGACACTGCGCTGTCCGGGCAGGATAAATAATAAGTAAAAATCAAAGTCTCTTATTTTGCTAAAAAGTTGATATTTTGTCAACCACATAAAAACAACGATCCCCGCTGCTGGCTAATTCCGGCGGCGGGGATTTTTTATTTTCTCATAACCTCTATTTTATTTGAAAGCCATTCTATCATTTCTGATCGGCCGACATCGCTAAGTGCAAATTCAGCTCTATCTTCCATTTCTGACTTTTCATAGCAGTATGGCCCAAACCACACCTGTATAGTCAATTTATCATCAACAGGTTCAATTTTGTATCTTACTCTTCCATTGCCACCGCTTCCTTTATATACTCCGCCATTTTGATAATATAACAGTCCTGGCAAATCCATCTTATCACCTCACATAAAGACGATTATATACCGATAAAAATAAATAGCAAGCAAAAGCTCGGGACAGTCGTTGCATTTAATTTCCATTGATATTTACGAACGCATGTTCTAATATAAGGGAGCATACAATATAGAACAAGTGTTTGGTGGTGATGATATGGATCGGATAATTTTGCACTCAGACTGTAATAGCTTTTATGCAAGCGTTGAATGTCTGCACCGGCCAGAGATACGCGAAAAGCCGGTTGCTGTAGGCGGCGACGTAGAGCAACGCCATGGCATTATCCTCGCCAAAAATGAACACGCCAAAAAATACAACATCAAAACCGGAGAAGCCCTATGGCAGGCCCGGCAAAAGTGTCCCAATCTGGTAATTGTGCCGCCACGCTTTGAGCTGTACCAGCGTTTCTCGCGGCTTTGCCATCAAATCTATCTCGATTACACCGACCAGGTGGAGCCGTTTGGTCTGGACGAGTGTTGGCTCGATGTCACCGCAAGAGACGCAGACGGCGTGAATATCGCCCACGGGATACGGGAGCGTATTAAATATGAGCTGGGGATCACTGTGAGCATCGGCGTATCCTACAACAAAATTTTTGCAAAGCTGGGAAGCGATTATAAAAAGCCAGACGCAGTCACAGAGATCAGCCGGGACAATTATAAAGACATTGCATGGCCGCTGCCGGCGGGTGATCTGCTGTATGTGGGCAGCGCGACCCGACGTAAGCTGGAGTCTTACTGTAAGCGCACCATTGGCGATCTGGCAAACACCCCGGAAAAGACGCTGAAAGGCTGGTTCGGCAAATGGGGCAGCGTACTGTATTGCTTCGCGAACGGTTATGATTTGACGCCGGTCTCACGATATACTGATCAACAAACTGTGAAAAGCATCGGCAACAGCACCACCACGCCGCGTGATCTTAAAAACAATGAGGATGTTAAAATCATTCTGTACGTTCTGGCCGACAGCGTCGCCCGCCGACTGCGCGAGCAAGGATTCAAAGGCCGCACCATCAACATCAGCGTCAGAGACAATCAACTCAGCAGCTTTACACGGCAGCATACTTTGAGTTGCTACACCAACATTACCGCCGAGATCGCACAGGCTGGCATGGAGCTGTTTGTTCAGCACTATCACTGGCAGTGTCCTATCCGCAGCATTGGCATTAGTATCTCTGACTTGGTAAGCGATGCGGCCCCGCTGCAGCTCGATCTGTTCGGCGACGGACAGGAGCAGCTACGCAGAGAGCAGCTGGATGCCGCTGTGGACGGTCTGAAAAACCGCTTTGGAAATGCGATCGTCCGACCGGCGGTTCTGTTGCAGGATACAAATCTATCGGCAATAGACCCGAAGCGCGACCATACCATACATCCGGTGGGCTTATTTAAAGGTGCGCTATGA